GAACTATCTATTCGGGAGATGAACCGGATCAGGTAAGAGGACCTTCCCATGATATTGCTTGGATTGACGAATTAGCTAAATTCAAATACCCCCAGGCGGTATGGGATAATCTTCAATTTGGACTTAGAAATCGAGAAGACCTCAGAATATTAATTACGACTACACCGAGGCCGATTCCTATTATCAAAAGACTAATAGAAGACCCTGATACTATTGATGTACCTGGAAGCACTTATGAAAATAAAGACAATTTACCTCAGAGATATTTTGATTATGTTATTGAAAAATATAAGGGCACAAGATTAGGCAGACAGGAAATTTATGGCGAAATACTTGCAGACAATCCTGATGCCCTATGGACCAGGAAAATAATTGAAGATAATCGCAGGAATAAGGCTCCCGAATTGATTAGGATTGCAGTTGCGGTTGATCCAGAAGCTACGGTTAGCGAGATGTCTTCGGAGACTGGAATAATAGCAGGGGGAATTTGTAAAGATAATCATGGTTGGATATTAAGTGATGGCACGATCAAAGGGAGTCCAGACAAATGGGGCAATGCCGCAATAAGCGAATATCACAAATTTAATGCTGACCGGATAATCGGAGAAGTTAATAATGGCGGTGATATGGTTGAATATGTAATTCATACTATAGATAAAAATGTATCGTTTAAGGCAGTCCGAGCCAGCAGGGGAAAATATATAAGGGCTGAACCTGTCAGTGCTTTATATGAACAGGGGAAGATTCATCATATAGGGAATTTTCCAGATTTAGAGGATCAGCTTTGCGAATGGGTGCCAGGAGATAAATCACCAGACCGTCTCGATGCATTAGTTTGGTTGATAACTGAACTAATGTTAGAAGAAGTAAAAGAACCTGGCTTTTATGTATCAAAATGATATTTGACAAAAACAAATTAGTTTGTTAAAATATTTAAAAAGAATAATCCGAGAGCTTCTAGAAAGCCAGAAGTGAAATCTTAACTGATTTTGTTTTTGGCTTTTTTTGTTATATGTTCAAAAGGGGAAGTGATATTATAAAAGTAGATATTCAATTTGCTAAGCGTAGATTAAATTTTGATATTAATTTAATTAAGTCAAATGAAACTTCGAGAATTACTGACTCCCGTTATTGGCCTAACGACCCTCAACCATTTCTTTGGGCTGAAAATACTTTTAAAAATACATCGGAGCAGATTAAGGCTTATCAGGGCTGGGTAGGTGATTGCGTATCTTTAATTGCCGAGAGAGTTGCCTCAATGTCCTTAATGCTTTATAACAAAGATGATGAATTAGTTGGTGAACACCCCTTTTATGATCTTCTGAAACATTTCAATCCCGATACCACTCAATTTATGGGCAAGGAATTCATTTCCATTTATCAAGATTTAACCGGGGAATGTTATATATTGATGCTTAAAGATAGGTTAGGCATACCGAGAGAATTATTTTTCAGGAGTCCCGAAAAGATGACTCCGAAGGTAAATAAAGGAATTATTGAAACTTATAAATATTTAGAAGGAGTAAGAGAAATTACTTATACTCGGGAAGATATTTTATATTTTAGATATCCTAGTCCTACTGACCCATATAGAGGAGCTTCTCCTGTCCAAAGAAAAGCCTATGCCTATGATACCGATAAGTATAATATGATTTATCAACTAAATGTTTTCAGGACTGGAGCACATTTAGATGGAGTTTTGGAGACAGAAGCAAATATAAATCAAGAGCAAGCGAATAAAATATTAACTTTATTTAAACAAAAATATAGCGGAGTTGATAAGTCTCACGAAACTGGCATATTATCAGGTGGTGTTAAATATAAAACTATTGGTATATCTAATAAAGATATGCAATTTATGTTGCTTGCCGAATGGACTATGAGACAGTTGGCTAGTGCTTATCATACTCCACCGCAGAAGTTATCCCATCCGGAGCAGACCAATTTAGCTAATATGCAGGCGCTTGATACAGCATGGAACAGAGAATGTATTTTACCACGATTAATCAGGATTGCCGAAATATTCAATACTTTTCTAATACCACTTTACAAAGAGGATGGTTTATATTGTGCATTTGATAACCCAGTTCCAATAGATGAGGAATTTTTACTAAGGAAAAGGGAAAGCGATCTTGTGCATTTTGTGATTAGTCCTAATGAGGCAAGGGTAGAAGATGGTCTTAATGAGGTCCCCTGGGGTACAGTTCCACTTGTGCCTTTCAATATTATACCACTTAGTAGTGGTGGAAATGGCGGTAATGAACCAGAACCAGTAAAAACTATAATACAAAAAGAGATGACCGAAGAATACAAAGACAAATACTGGGAAGTATTTATCAAGCGAGTCACTCCACTTGAAAATAATTTTAAGAGAGGAATAATCAAACTGTTTCAGGAACAGGAAAATGAAGCATTAAGAGCTTTACGAAAAGGCAAAGGAATTAAAAAAGATATCGATGATGTATTACGAATTACCCATTCAGAACGTGAGATTATGAAATTCGCTGAAGTAGTCTTACCCAGAATAACCGAAATGGTTAAAATAAATGGTGAGACTGCTATGGCTGAATTGGGCGTAGAAATCAGTTTCGATATAACTAATCCTCGTGTAATAAAATGGATAAAGAAAAGAAGTGGAATATTAATTAAAGAAATATCTGATACTACTTTAGATAAATTGAAGATAACTTTAACTGAAGGAGTCAAAGCAGGAGAGAGCATTCCTAAACTTGCCAGCAGGGTAAGTGCAGTTTATGATGAGGCAAAAGGTTCAAGAGCAATTAAAATTGCACGAACTGAAACTATAACGGCGAGCAACGAAGGAGCATTGGAAGCTTATAAGCAGAGTGAAGTAATTGAAAAAAAGGAATGGTACTGTGCCATCGATGAGCGAACCTGTGAGGAATGTTATGCAATGCACCAAGAAGTAGTAAAGATAGATGAAAATTTTAGCGGGGGAGTAAGTGCACCAAGTCTCCATCCAAACTGCCGTTGCACCATATTGCCAGTAATTGAATAGATAATTTTTTTATAAATATATTTGAAAGTGAGGTGAAAAATATGCCAGAAGAAATAATGATAAAGAACTATATTGCTGAAACAAAAGTAAAAGCAGTTGAAGGTAAGCGAATTCTGCATGTAACTATTACTACTGATACCGTGGATCGGGACGGAGACATAGTTGAGCCTAAAGGAATAAAATTAACTAATTATCGTAAAAATAATGTAGTTTTATTAGCGCATGACTATCGGGGTTTACCCATTGCAAAAGGTGAAAATTTAGAAAGGAATGAACATGGTATTGACGCAGATGTAGAATTTCCAGGAGAAGGAATTTATCCTCTTGCAGATACGGTCTATCAAATGGGTAAAGGCGGTTTTATAAAAGCTTGGAGTATCGGATTTATACCTATCAAGACCGAAGATATCGTCGATGAAGATGATAAAGGAAAAGATTCGGGAGGCATAAGAAGGCAAGGCAGAAGAATAAAATCTTGTGAATTACTGGAATTTTCGGCTTGTGCTGTTGGATGCAATCCCGATGCTTTAACTAATATGATGGCAAAAGGTATCAATATTGATATATTAAAGGAAGCGGGATTTATTGAAATAGAAGAGGATGAAAAAGAAATAGTTCTAAAGCCCGAAGAAACCGATGAATTTATTCATATCCCGGTAAGGTCAGCAGCGGATTTTGTAAAGGAATCATTCAGGACAATTGATATAGATGCCAAAAAAGGGATTAAGGCAGTAATCGGAAAACTTAAATCAGACCCAGACGGTTCAACCAAAGTGCAGAAATATATTTTTGATAAAGGTAAAGGGTGGACTTTAGCATCTGCTCAAGAGTGGGTAAAAGAGCATAAGAAAGAATACGAGGAAGCTGATTTAGAGGAATTATTTCCCGAAGATAAATTAAAAGAAATAGGGTTATTTGATGTTAATGAACTATATGAGATTGTTAAGGAAAATAAAGAATTAAAAGAAAAGGTCGATAAATTAGAAAATGAAAATAAAGAACTTGAATTGAAAGCTGGGGCAGTTTTAAACAAAAGAAATAAACAGGATTTAAAAGAAGCTCAAGCTAAAATTCAAAATGTACTGGATTCTGCTGAACCTACCGAGGAAGAAGATAGTTTGGAGATTGAAGATCAAAAAGACAATGAAGATGATGATACAGGAATCGATCTAGAAGATAGTGTAAAAGACGATAAAGTGATAGACGAAGAAAAAGACGAAGATGGGATTGAAGTAGACGAAAAAGTAATAGCCAAAGCCATAAATGACCAGATGGGCTATATTCTTGGCAAAGTGAAAAAGTAATCCATTACAAAAAATAAAAAAGAAAGGAAGTGAAATTAAATGCCTAAGATGACTCAAGAAGAATTAGGAAGTTTAATTAAAGTTGAATTTGATAAGGCAATACAGCCTTATCTGAAAGTAGAGAGACCAGATGACAAAATTGCCGATCCTGTAGAGAAGAAATTATTCCCGAATCTTGGCGATTTTGTAAAATCTGTAATTATGAAAGATGCCAAATTAATAGAATATAGACAAAAAACTTTGTCTATGGACAGCGATCCACAAGGTGGGTATTTAGTGCCAGAGGAATTTAGGAGTGGATTGTTGCAAATAGCATCTGAGCAGGGGATAGTAAGATCTTTAGCTACTGTAATACCGGCAGGTTCACCGAGTCCGGATGCAGAAATAAATATCCCATTGCTTAATCAAATTGGGGGAACTTCAAAGGATATGTTCTCAGGCGTATGGTACCAATGGACTAATGAAGGCGGAGCTAAACCCGATAAAGAACCTTCTTTTGATACCGTAAAATTAGCGCCGGAAGAATATTCCGCATCCACCATATTAACCGATAAAATAATCAGAAACGCTGCGGCATTAGAAGGTTACGTTAGAGCAGTTTACAGTAGAGCGCAAGTAGCTTTTGAAGATTGGCATTTTTTAAGAGGAACCGGCATAGGCCAGCCCTTAGGAGTAATTAATTCACCTGCCTATATCACTGCTGCGAGAACTGGAGGCGGGGCAATAGTTTTTGCCGATATCTTATTGATACTGGCACGGATAATTCCTGGAATCAAAGTTGTATGGGTAATTTCCAGAAGTGCATTAGGCCAAATTGTAAACTTACTTGATGCTGGCGGAAATAGTGTATATGTCCAGGGTGATATTAGCAAAGGCATACCCGATAGTTTAATGGGATATCCTATTAAATGGTCATTCAGAGTCCCGGCTCTTGGAACTACCGGAGATATAACTTTAGCAGATTTCTCTTACTATTTAATCAAAGATGGGTTCGGCCCTGCTTTTGCTACATCTGAACATGTATACTTTACTTCTAATAAGACTGTATTAAAGATGTTTGCTAATGTAGATGGCCAACCCTGGTTGAATGGAGTTATTACTGCTGAAGATGGAGCTACCACAATTAGCCCATTTGTAGGATTGACCTAAAAATATATAAAAAATATAAGGAAAGGAGTTGATTATTAATGAGAGATTTACAAGAAAACATTGTAGTTTTAGATGTTATACGAGCACAATTATCTGCTGCCGAAGTAAATGCCAGGGCTAATGGAGCTTCTGGTATTGCCGGAGAAGTAAACTTAGCAGATTACAACTTTCCAAGAAAGATATTAGTCTGTGTTAGTGTAGGAATAAGAGCTGGTGTCGGAACTTTAAATATTGATATAGAAAGTGGAGATATTACTACTGTATTACCTAATACTGATTATAGCTTTCCACAGATAATTGCTGTTGGTGACTATATTTATGAGTATACACCTACCAGACAATTCATTAATATTGAAGCTATTGCTGCAGTTGATAATATGACATATAGTGTTACTTTGGTAATGGAGCATAACAGATACGGGAGTGTGTCAGGATTAGTAACTTAATCTAATAGCTAAAAAATAAATAGAGGGGAGTTTAACTCCCCTCTGGAATAAGGAGCAATTTTGATGAAAGTCAAGATAGGGAAAAGCTTTTATCACAAGACGGAAGATATAACTTTTGAAAAGGGAAAAATCTATAATGCAAGCAGTGAACTGGCATGGTGGATTGTGAGAAAAAGGTTAGGCGAGATTATTCCCGATGTCAATATTAAAATTCCTAAAGAGGAAGTTAATCCCTTGAAAGAAATTACAAAACCACCAAAAGATAAAATGGTGAGAAAATATAAAAATAAATAAAGAAAGGGGTGATTTAGATTGAAACGATTATTTAATTTCATGCTAATATTTGCTTTGATATTGTGTTTTACTATACCCGCATTCGCAGTCAAGATATTGCCTTATGCCTGCACACTTCACGATGTCATGCACTGGGATGCCAAGAGCGCAACCTTAGTTCTCAAGAATCCCGAAGGGGAAACTCTTACAGCATCCTGGCCTTCGACTGTAGATTTATGGAACTATGATGGTAGTACTTGGAAGTTTGATTTACCCACAGGAAATAACTTTGCATTTAATAAAATAGTAAATGTAGCCCTTACTTCTGGTTTAGTCACTGGTGGAGCGGTTCGGTCTATGGTTCTTTCTCAAACCTTAACAGCTGATTGTCCTGCCCCTGCTTATCACGAAGTATTGAATGTAAGTCTATACTCACAGTTTACAGTGGGAAATTGGGCTAATGCTATAATGGCTAAAATAGTATTTGACCCTACAGGTGATGCAAAAACTGGAATGGCATCTGTTATAGCTACAGAAATGTACCTACCAAATAAAACTACTGCGGGTGGAAGTTACTATAATTATGAAGCTAATATGATTGCACCTACAAATTGGTTAGCAGGAGGACTTCCATTAACTCAAGTAGTAGCTTTTAACTACTTTAACGTAGCTGGTGCTGGCGTTGGTGCTTTAAATGACCATGCAGTTCTATTCCATTTAATGGGGTGTGAGTCTGCAACAGGACATCTTTTATATACACATGCTGTAACTACTCCTGGTGCTGCTGCGGGTTCACTTAAAATCAACATAGCTGGAACTAACTATTATCTCTATTTCTGGGCTGCTCAGGGTGCTTCTTAGGATTAAATAGCTTGGGAGTGGCATGCTTAAACTCCCAACCAAAATATTAAGGAGAAACAAGATGTTAAATAGAAAATTAAGTTTAGTTGCTTTAGTACTTTGCTTTGTAATGCTTATGAGTGCAGTTGCTTTTACTGTATACGAACCGTTTAAAGTAAAGTTAAATTTATTCGAGAGGTTGGTAGTCATGAGTCTATTACCACAAGAGGGCAGTTTTGTAACCTTAAAAATAGTACGAGAGTTACAGATTGAGTTAGCGGCTAATGAAGAAGAACTTGCCTTATCGGAATTAAAAGATTTGCCAACCGGTGGAATAGAGGCAAAGGACTGGAATGCAGTATCTGAAAAAGAAATTATATTCGGTGATAAGGCAAAAGAGATTATAGTTAATGCTTTAATAAAATTAGACAAGGATGAGAAATTAAGGAACGAGCATTTTTCAGTATATGAGAAGTTTATATTAGAGAAGAAAGAAGAAGTTAAAGAGGGTGAGTAAATGCCTTTAATTAAGCACAATTTAGAACCTTTATATCGTGGTGATAGCAGGGAATATAATCTTACCTTCACTGATAATGCTGGGGCTGTTATTGATATTTCGACTTGGAAAATTTATTTTACAGCTAAAATTAAATATAAGGATAGTGATGATTTGGCTGTTATTAAAAAAGATATAACTATTCATAGTGAACCCGAAAATGGTAAAACAAAGATTATATTAACACCTACTGATACGGATATAGACCCTGGCAGTTATTATTATGATATTCAAGTTAAAAGAGCAGCAGAAAGCATATTGACGGTTTTAATGGGAAAGATAAAGATTATAACAGATATAACAAGGAGAACCGACTAATGCCAGATATCAATGTAATAATAACAGAGCCAGAACCGATTAGTATACAGATTATAGAAGCTGAACCGATAAATGTGGTAATTAGTGAAGGAACTCCTTCTTTAGCTGACCTTGTTTTTGAGCCCCCAGAAGGGGCTTATAGAATTGTTAAGTTATATATTGAAGATGGAAAAGTAAAAGTTGAGTATGAAGTTATTTAAGAAAGGAAGGTGATTAATAATGGCGATACAAAGCATGGTATTAGACCCGAATGCAGTAGTTTATAGTGATGATGAAATTGTGGGAAAGATAAATTCAGCTTCGGCTAC